GCATAGCATGGACACTGAGTAGGTGTCTTTTTGCGTTATCCAAAAAGGGCCTACACGTTCAGTGTTGATTATTTCTCAACACCAGAAAGTGTAGACCCAAATTAATTATACCATAAGGGGTGGCGCTTGTGATGGAGCTTTTATCAATTAGCGATGAAAAGGATCGGGAAGCAGTCGAAGATATCCTGAATAAATACCGAGCAGAGCGCGGATTCATAAAAGCGCCAGTCAATCCAAAGATCACCAGTGCATGGGGAGATGGTACTTCTGCCAGCACTGTTCAGCGTCCGCTGTATGCACAGCAGCGTTTGGAGAGACAAGCATCAGCGCGTAAGTTCTGCGACTGGTGCGACAATTGCATTGCGTCGATGCCGAAACAATCACATCAGCGTTTATTAAGGGTGCGCTATTGCGATGGGCCCGAAACAGACACGCCCGACGGTGATGCAATGAATATTCTCGATATATCCTCAGCAACCTACACACGCAGAAAGAAAAATGCGTTGTTAGCAGCGGCCTGGTACTTTGGCGTCACACCCCAAAAAAAGTAGTGAGCAATAAATGATCGATGAATGATGACTATTTGAGGACTAATTGATTGATAAATGAGTGGCGAACTAAAAACGGAAACCCTTATGATTGTATTGTGCCAAAGGTGAGAAACCTGAGACACCGCATTTTTCCTCCGAGCCTCAGTGATGATAAAGCTGCGGGCAAGGCGTGGCAATGAGGACTGACCGTGATAGTCAGGCGGGTTCGATTCCCGCATGCCACATTGTCCAGTTTAGCGACCGGACACAGCTTGCGATGACCCCATCTGACACTGGGAGAGCGAGCGTGGCTGATGGAAGATACAGCGGGTGAAAGTCCTGCCAGCCAATCAAAGTTGGTCGCTGGTTGACAAGGGTGAACAGCCAGAAGCCGTACGGTTAACGATCGAAGCCGTGCGCATCATGCGAGCAACAGATGAGGGAAGGCATTGTTACCGGTTAAGCAATGCTGAAACAGGACGGTGCAACTCCGTCCGCTCGCTTAAATTATATTTCAAAAAAAGACTGAAAAAAGTCCAAAAAATGAAAACAAGTGTTACAATTAACTGAAAAATAGAAAGCAGATGAGGGTATGAAACCATACACTTTTAGTGATGAATTTTCAAGAAAAATAGTTGATGGGTTAAGGTTGGGATACTTAGACTACGTGGAAGAACGAGGCGATAAGAATAAAACAATGATTGTTAGCAACGGTTATGCGTGGACTCGTGCGAACCACATAGAAGATCAACTAAACAAGCAATTTTTGGATGATGATAGGGTAACTGCTAAAATTACTTCTACTTCATCTTGGAAATTTGTTTGTTTTCACATAAATATAGATGGACATTATATTTGGCTTGTTCAAAAGCCACAGCAAACTGTAGATAGCAAGTATCTAGGAAAATCCAAAAACGGCAAAAGAAAAATGATATCCCAGTGGGGAGAAACATTTAATAGCAACTTTCAAGACTTATTTAAGGGCCATGCAACAGAGATATTATTGTTTGAAACGTCTAAAGCTGATGAACGAGCTTTAGACAATATGCAACAGCAGGGTTCCACCTCAGAAGATTCACCAGAGGCGGTTTATTTACTCACATATACTATAAATGATGATAAAGAGATATCTGCCGTTCGTATAAATCTCTTCTATAATTCTCAAGTTAAAGAAATAATGGATTTAAGCGAACTTAACTCTTCAAGCACAGTTGTTTTCCCTCAGGAGATTTTAGACAAGGTCGACAAAAAGGACATTATTGATCCAAAAACTGAGGAATCGATGGAACTTAGGTTTTATCAGGGAACTGAACAACAGAAAAAGCATAAAAATATTTAAAAAATAAACGTTCGAAGGGGATATAAATGTTTTATGGAGAAAATCTTAAAAACTTGAGAATGCTATATGGCGTATCTCGTAAACAACTAGCCAATAAGTTAAAATTGACTGAACAATCAATAGGAAACTATGAAAATGAAAGCTTTTCACCAGAAATTAACATTGTAATTGAAATGAGCAAAATTTTTGACGTTAAAAGTACTTTCTTTTTCAAAAAATTCCCAAGAAATGGGATTGTTCCAACACAAAACGTTGCATTTAGATCATCTGAGAGAAATGTTAGAAAGAGCGTTGCTCAAAACGTCACTCAAATTAATTTTGCAGCAAATATTATTGAATACTGCGAAGCGGCCATAAATTTCAAAGCCAACAAATTAAAGAGTCTTGTTCATCAGCTTAATACAGCAAAAAAGAAAGCTTTATTAGCTGGGAAAGGGTGGACAATTGAAGATACTGCCAAATACACTAGGAATAGTTTAGAAATAGATAGCAATAAAAGGCTACTTTACATTGTCGAAAATGCTGGAGCATTTGTTATAGAAAAAGAAATTGATATTAATGCGGATGCCTACAGTGTTTGGACTAGAAATGAAGATGGTTCATTACGCTCTCCGTTTATTATTTTAGGAAGACGTAATAAGAGTGCGGCTAGAAGAATCTTTGATGTTGCTCATGAGCTTGGTCATCTATTAATGCACACAAATGTTGATTTTGAGAACTTGGAAAGCTCAGAGTTTAGGGAGTACGAGCATGAGGCAAATGAGTTTGCATCCGCGTTGCTCTTACCACAAGAAAAAATCAAAGAAGCATTCAAGACTGTGCGCAATCCTGCAAGGCCAGATGATTATGTGCTTATTAAAAAAGACTTTCTTGTTTCGTTAGCGACCGCAGAGTATCGGGCTTATAAACTAGGGCTTGTATCTAAAGAACAAAACAATCGCTTTTTTGCTTCTATGTATAGAAAACACTATAAACAAATTGAGCCTTTGGATAACGTTATCCCTATCAATCGTCCAGAGAAAATAAAAGCGCTTTTGAAGTTACTTTATGAAAGAGGGGACCTAGGTTCAATCATATCGGACGTATTTCAAATAGAGCCGAAACTACTAATTGAAGTTTTAGGACTTTCTGATTCGTTTCTTGGAACAATTACTGATTCCAGTTCTTCGCAAAATAATGTTTTCCATTTTGCTTAGTAGTCTATATGGTGACTAAATAGCACTCCGCCAAACGGTGAGGTGCTATTTTTATACAACAAAAAACCTCCAGCTACCCAGGCTGAAGGCATGCATGAGGGAAGTAAATGTGATTGCAAGGGTGGCTTGCCTTGCAAGATCAGCATAGCAGGTGAGTTTGTCAAATACGTAAAGCTCTTGTACTGGATTTGTACAGGTTTAAAAAGGCAACAAAAAAGCCGGCAGTTTGCCGGCCAGTTAATTAGTCTTTCTTATCTTTGCTAAACTTTTCCTTTACATCATCAACGGTATCTTTAACAGCATCTTTGGCATCATCAAGCTTTTCCTTGGCTTTACCAAGTACGCCTTCTGCTTTACCCTGTGTTTCACGAGCCTTATCACCCGTTACTTTACCTTCAACTTCTTTAGCTTTACCGGAGATCTTGTCCTTGGTGCTGTCGACTTTACCATCTAAACTCATAGATATTACCTCCTTTTGACAACAATTATCATACAAGCTTATCTAAAGTGCAACAAAAAAGCCCTCAGAGACCAGTCCAAGGGCCAAAAGGATGAAAAAACGAAATATATGTGTGAACAGTAGCGATTGACTTGGAGGAGAAAAGCCACTGCTCACGCTATACATAATAGCACATTCCTTGTATAAGAATACTAAAATAGCCCTCGGTTGGGGGCCGAGAGCTAAGGAGTGGGGTAGTACCGAGGAGTGAAAATGAGTATCTATTGGGAACAATTTAATTTTAACTCATCGAAATTTTTTAAGCAACGAAAAAAGCCCTCGGGGACGAATCCGAGGGCTTAAGAACTCGGGAAGTTCTTTTTGGAGAACATGAGCAGAATCGCTAAACTGCTCACAGACATTATATTTTAGGAGGCGAGTAGATGCAATGGACAGATGAACAAATCAGTGGCATTAGGAAGCTCGCCTCTGAAGGCTTTACCAGACGCGAGACAGCCGACAAGCTCGGGATTAGCTATGATGCTCTTCAAGGTAAAGCAAGACGGCTTGGTGTCGAGTTCCAAAAACCGGTCAAGAATGAATACGATTCAGACGGTACACAATCCAGTGAAACCATTCTAAAGGTTGTCAGGGGTCACAAAATGACGCCTAGAGAGGTTTTGGAAGCTCACGGGTACGATTACACCAAGTGGGAGCTTGTACGTGCCACAAGCAATTTTTGGAAGCAGACGCCTGAAGCGACATTGTATCAAAGCAAGATACAAATCAGGCCGTTAGTTGAGGCGGAACAATATGAATCATTGATGAATGACATCATCACACACAAGGAGCCGTATCAAGCTAAGGCTCCTATTTTTGTGGAATCAGATAGATATCTGGTCATTCCGGCTTTCGACACGCATTTCAACGGTCACACATTCGACGTCTATGCGGAATCTCTTAAGCGTCAGCTAGAGATCATTGAACGCGGCCACTACGCCAAAATATTGCTCATTCTGGGCGGTGATCTAGCTCATGTGGACAATATCAACTCAACCACAGCAAAGGGCACACAGCTCGAAACAACTGACTTAGGCGAGACTGTGAACGAAATGGAGCAATACTTCGAGACACTGATTGAAGCGATTATTAAGAACGCCAATGAGTGTGAGGTCATGTATTGTGCCGGTAATCATGATCCGTCAGTTGGATATATGTTTGCACGCCTATTGAAACGCGCCTACAGCAACCAGACAAACATCACTTGGGATATATCACTGAAGCATTACAAAGGCGCAATGTTAGGCCACAACTTCATTGGTGCCACTCATGGTGACAAGGGCAAGAACAACTACCTTGCAAAATACCTAGACGAGTTTGGTTTCATGTTAGGCACAGCACAGAACCGCGAGCTGTTTACGGGGCATCTCCATTCAGAGATGAGCAAAGACCTAGGCGGATTCGTTCAGCGTCAAGTATCGACACGCAAGCCAACCGACAAATGGACTGATGACATTGGCGTGGTTGCTCACAAAACGTTTGAGCTGGTCGAATACAGCGATCATGATACCCGTGCCATTTACTATGTGTGAGGTGATTTCATGGCTCAAATGATTACAACAAAATACGGCGTTTACATGCCGAAAGTTGAAGCGTGGACCATCGGCAAGATTGACAGAGAAATTGTCCGTTCACGCTCTAATCAAGTTAAGACGCGAGGCGGATACGCACATCCTGAAAGTAAGGTATGCTTGTCAAAAAGGGGGTGGATACTGTGGCATTCCACTTGCCGTCACCAAAAGACGTCTATAAGAACCTCAAGGACAAGTTGAAAAAACAGCGGGACAAGACCAAGGCTGATAAGAAGAAACAGCCTAGTAAAGACAATCCAGGAGTAACAACAGCTTAATGAATTATAACCAGCGATAGCTAACTAGCTACCGCTTTTTTAATGGAAGGAAGGTGTGGTGATATGTGATGCGACTGACAGCAAAACAGAAGAAGTTCGTTGATTCTTATATTGCTGATAGCAATGCTACCAAAGCGGCACTAGAAGCAGGATACAGCAAAAGAACAGCAAGGTTTGTCGGTGCAGAAAACCTAACAAAACCTAACATTAAAGCTGCCATCGATGAACGCATGAAACACATCGAGTCTGACAAGATTGCCAAGGCTGCTGAGGTGCTTCAATACTTCACCACAGTGCTTCGTGGAGAGGCAAAGGAGACAATCATAGTTAGCACTCCAGACGGCGCAGAGTCTGTTGACAACGAGCCAAGTATCAAAGACCGCATGGCAGCAGGACGAGAATTGCTCAAACGCTACCCTGATAATGATGAGCTGCTCAATGCTCAGCTAACGAAGATTATTACTGATATTGAGAAAACTAAGGCCGACGTTCGCAAGTCTGAAGCTGAGGCTGACATCATGGAAGCCAAGGCCAGCGCCTATCACACACCAGAAGGACAAGATGGAGGGCTGAACAAGCTTTTGGCGGCAATTGATGAGAGTATCCCAAAGGGTGGTGATGTCAATGACAACTCCGATTGATCAATTCAAAGGGAAACAGTTAGACATCATCAACTGGTGGCGCCGCTATCCAGACAAGCAGACAATCATTGCTGATGGTGCTGTGCGTTCCGGAAAGACGTTTGCGATGTCGATCAGCTATGTTCTGTGGAGCATGATTATGTTTGACCGCGAGCAATTTGGCATTGCCGGCAAAACCATTGGATCATTGCGTCGAAATGTTATCAGGCCACTCAAACAAACATTGCAACAAGTGGGATTCTCGGTTGTGGATCGGCGTTCAGAAAACATGCTGGAAATCAGCCTTGATGGAAGAACCAACCTCTACTATTTATTCGGCGGTAAAGATGAAAGCAGCCAAGATCTGATTCAAGGGATCACACTTGCCGGAATGTTCTTTGATGAAGCAGCTCTCATGCCACAGTCGTTTGTCAATCAAGCGACAGCGCGTGTTTCCGTTACTGGCGGCAAATACTGGTTCAATATGAACCCAGAGGGCCCGTATCACTGGTTCAAGACTGACTGGATTGATCAAGCAGACGATAAACGCGCATTGCGTCTCCACTTTGTGATGACAGACAATCCGAGCCTGAGCGATGAAGTTATTGACAGGTACGAACATATGTACTCTGGAGTGTTCTACCAGCGATACATTCTGGGACAATGGGTTCTGGCTGATGGGATTGTCTACGACAACTTCAATAAAGACGAGATGGTCAGCAATCCAAGCCAGCAGCCAAGCCGATACTATGTCAGTGTTGACTATGGCACACAGAACCCCACAGCTTTCTTGCTTTGGGGTAAATGCGGGTCTGTTTGGTATTGTCTCAAAGAGTACTACTACGATGGACGGCATAGCAGCAGACAGAAGACAGATGATGAATACGCTCGGGATTTTAGCCAATTTGTCGGTGACATACGCTGTGAAGTGATTGTTGACCCTTCAGCGGCTTCATTCATTGCCAAGTTGAGAGAAAGCCGGTATCGAGTTATTAAAGCTGATAACGATGTGCTAAACGGCATTAGAGAAACGCAAACAGCTATGAACTCTGGTGAGATCAAGTTCACACCTGGGCTAACTAATCTGTTCAAAGAGTTCGCGTCTTATGTGTGGGATGACAAGGCCAGTCAAAAGGGTGAAGACAAAGTGGTTAAGGCACATGACCACGCAATGGACGCCATGAGATATTTTGTCATGCAGGTAATCAAACGGAGAAATACAGCTCGCACGTTCAAGAACACAAGCAAATACTTCTAAGGAGGTGGCCATCATATTAACAGTTCAAGGTAAAGGCTCAATCACAGACGGAGATGTGTTTATTTTCCCGACTGATGAAGAGCTAACTGGCGATGACATCAATGCGTTTATTACTGCCAATGATGATCTAGCTAAAAACAAGTACCTTCCAGCAAAGAAAATGTACCTCGGTCAGCATCAGATTATTGATGATGCGAAAAAGGACCATGGGCCAGACAATCGTCTTGTTGGCAACTTGGCTCACTATATCGTGGATACCTACAATGGGTTTTACATTGGCATTCCACCAAAGATCACGCTCGATAACACACAGGAAAACGCCGTGTTACAAGAGTGGCACGATACGAACAGCGTTCAGGACAAATTAAGCGAGATCAGCAAGCAAGCAGCCATTTACGGACGGGCGCTTGCTTTTTTGTACCAGGACGAAGACAGCAAGACGTGTATTGCGTACAGCTCGCCTATCAATTCATTCATTGTCTATGACGACACGGTAGCACACAAAGCCATTGCGTTTGTCATGTATTGGCATGATGAAGACAAGACGTTGACCGGAAAGGTATACCTGAGAGACGGCATATACGCTCTTGATATGACACGCCTTGAAGGGACAGACGGATTTAACCCATTTAACGAAGTACCGGCAGTTGAGTTTTTCATGAACACCGAGCGACAAGGCATCTTTGAGAACGTTGAAACGCTCATCAATGCTTTAGACAAGGTGCTAAGCCAGAAGGCGAACCAGAATGAGTATTTTGACAATGCGTACTTGGTTCTCAAAGGCCTGAAACTCGATGAGGACGATGACGGCAACCCCAAACTCGATCTTAATGGCAACCAAATCATCTATGCTCCAGACGCTGATTCTGCTCAAGGCGTAGCTGAATTTCTGACCAAACCTGATGGCGATGCCATTCAAGAACACCTCATTGACCGTCTCATCAGCATGATCTATCAGATTAGCATGGTTGCAAACTTGAACGATGAAGCATTCAGCGGCAATAGCTCTGGTGTTGCATTGCAATACAAATTGCTACCAATGAGGAACCTAGCGGCCAATCAAGATCGTAAGTTCACACAGTCACTCCGGTCCCTTTACAAGATCGCATTCAGTGTTGGGACAATCCTTCCAGAAAGTAAATCTGATGACTGGCAAAAGCTTAACTTCGCATTCACGCGAAATCTTCCGGAGAACATTACCGACGAAGCGGACGCGGCTTCTAAACTCAAAGGGCTTGTATCAGATCAAACCATGCTGAGTACCTTATCGTTTGTCGATGATCCTAAGGCTGAAATTAAACGTATTGCTGACGAGACTGCCCAGAAAGCAAAGGACGCTGCTACTAACAGCCCATCAAGTCCAGACTTCCAGAAATTCATGAATGGTGACGATGCCAGCGGTACAGATGCTAAGACTGTTCAGCAAGTAAGCCTTAATGGATCTCAGATCACGTCTATGATTTCAATCGTGCAGCAGGTTGCCTCACATGCTTTGCCAAGAGAATCAGCTATTCAAATGCTTACTTCCGCGTTTCCCTTTGATGAGGAGAAAGCTGCCGAGATTCTGGGAGATGCCGGCAAAGGATTTGAACTGACCCCAGACGGCAAGCCTTCGACTGATGGAGGGAGCAATGATGACAACAACGACTCAGCAACAGATAGCGAGTAATTCCGCATACTGGAATAAGCGAACGGCCGCTGAACGGAAATGGATTGTCGAGAACCTTAAGAATGACGAGGCGTTCAATGCCCGAATTCAGGAATATTTTGACAAAGCTTTAACCAACATTCAAAAGGATATTGATTCAGAGCTTGCCAAGTATGCCGCATATAGCAACGACAGTATGGCCGGTGCGCGTCAAGCAGTGATGGCTACCGATATTAAAGCTTATCAAGCGGAAGCAAAGTCGATTGTTGATGATGCTAGAAAGATGTACAACGGCGAACCGCTCAAATATTCCGACTTTAGCAAGGATGTCAATGATCGTCTCAAGCTATACAACGCTACCATGCGCATTAACCGTTTAGAAATGCTTAAGAGTGAGATTGGTCAAGAAATGCTTGATGCACACATGAAAGTGAACGCTGATCTAATCGCAAAATTGAGTATGGATTATCAATCTGAGATCAAACGGCAAGCCGGAATACTTGGAGAGACGGCATCTAAGAACGGCTACACTGATTTAGCCAAGCTGCTCTCCAAACGAGAGGGAGATTACACATTCTCACAGCGCATTTGGATCAACCAAGACATTCTTAAAGCTGAACTGGATGAGCTATTGACTGCCGCCACCATTCAAGGACAGAGTCCACTAAAGATTGCTCGCAAGTTACGCGGTCAAGTGGCAGAAACAGTGAACAACCACCGCTATGTAACAGAACGAATTGCACGTACTGAGTCAGCTCGCATTCAAACACAGGCACAATTAGATAGTTTCCACAAATTTAACTATGACTATTGCAAATGGGTGGCTGAGCCAAGCGCGTGTGATGTGTGCAAGGAGATTTCAGAAGGTGGCAGAACTGGTAGAGGTATTTATCGTGTAGACGATGTGCCAGATATTCCAGTTCACCCCAATTGCCGATGCTCCATTGCGGCTTATATGCCAGACGATGATTAGGAGGAAATAACATGAGCAATGAAGATTTGAAAACTCGTGAAGGCATCAAGAAACGACTACTTGATTTGGCCGCATTAGCTAATGGCATCAAAGATTATCAGCTAGGAGCGCTTATCCTCACCGCATACAATCGATGCGATGACAATGTGACCATTCAGAATGGAAATTTATATGTCAACGGCAAACTGATGATAATCGACAATGCGACACTTGCCAATTATATGGGACTGTCATTAACCGGCGACACTAAATCGACATTAGGTAATGTGTCAGATACTCACCTAAGCGTTATTGAACTGAAAGATGATGGCCCATATCTTAACGGGGCACGCATTGACGGGATTACTGGCATGAACATCGAATCAAAAGTTGGCGACTTTACAAAGGTTGACTTGAAACTTGTAGCAAAAGTGCACGGGCTTGACGACATTAAGCAAGAATACAGTTTCTAATCTAGGAGGAAATGCAATGAAATATCGTAAGAAACCGGTTGAAATTGAAGCTGTTCAGTTTGCTGACGATCCAGACACATTAATCAAGATCAACGATGTCCTTGGATTGGATCCGGTTAACGTGTCATATGAAGATCCGGATAACCCAGTTTTGAAGATTCCAACACTTGAAGGCGTTATGACCGCTCAAGTTGGCGATTACATCATCAAGGGCGTTCATGGCGAATTCTATCCGTGCAAGCCTGACATTTTCGAAGAAACGTACGAACCATCAATCGGATTGCCCATTGATATTTCTAAAGCAAAGTGTATTTCAATTTCGACTCACGAACTTGCTGAAATACTGGGCAAACCGATCGAACGCGAGGTTGATAAACAATCCGGACGTGAACGACGCCGTAAAGGATTTTTATAAGCCGCAGCTAGCGGCTATTTTTATGCCATCAAGTCCAAGCGTGATCGACTCTAAAAGCTCCGGTAAATTAAGACGCAAGCCTGATCCGTCTAAAAAGCTGTGGAAGGAGTTCTGAACATGATTCCTAAGATTTTAATGCCGATGAATTTGCAATTTTTCGCTGAAGATACTGGTGCTGACGGTAGTCAAGAGAACCAGCAAAACGGCGAATCTCAAAGTGACAATGACACCAACGCTCAAGACTCGGAAAATGGCCAAGACAGTTCTGATGAAAGCTCTGATCAGCATACCTACACCGATGAGCAGGTCAACGATATTGTAAAAAAGCGCCTTGCTCGTGCCGAGAAGGAAAAGCAAGCTGCCGTTGACGAAGCTGCAAAGCTGGCCAAGATGAACGCCGACCAGAAGAAAGACTATGAGCTAGAAAAGGCTCAAAAAGAGCGAGACGAACTCAAGTCACAGCTTGCCACCTACGAGATGGGCAAACAGGCTCGATCGATGTTTGAGGACGCCAAGCTGACAGTCACTGAGGACGATTTGCAGCACGTTGTAACGCCAGAGACAGAATCTACTGAGGCGAATGTAAAGTGGCTCATTGCGCATGATCAGGCAGTGGCTGAAGGTGTTCGCCAAGAGTTGCTTAAGGGAAGCACACCCAAAACGCATGGTTCAAAGGTGGAGACTCCGGGCGCGGCATTTGCTAAACAACGGAATCAGCAGAGCCAAGCTGTTAGCGATCCATGGAAACAAAAATAAGGAGGTACTTTTATGTACGCAGGTAAAAATGTAACCGCATCTGAGATCAACTTCTTGGATAGCGAGAAATTCGTTTCATTCACTCACCAAGCCGACAGTTCAACTGATGGTGTCGTAAAAGGTGTATTGCCAGCAGGTTCTATCTATCCAAAGAACGATGCAACGGCAGTCGGTGTGACCATTAATGATGTTGATGTTAGTGAGGGTCCTCAACCCGTAGGCGTCATCGTTGAAGGATATGTGAACGCAGCTCGCTTGCCAGTCAAGCCGTCCAGTAATGCTATCACTGCGCTGAAAGAAATCAAATTCAGCCACGTTTCTGACTAAGGAGGATTAACTTATGCCAGCTATTTTAGATTTGTTTAATCAAAAGACGGTACTTGATTACGTTCAAAACCGCCAGTATCCGCAATTACTTGGGGACACCTTGTTCCCATCAACCAAAATTAATCAGTTGGATTTTGAATTTCTTCGTGGTGGGTCTAAGACGCCTATCGTGGCATCTATTTCTGCATTCGATACGGAAGCGGAGATTGGCAGTCGTGAAGCGAGCGTTCAGGCCGCTGAACTTGGCTACATCAAACGCAAGATGCAGCTTAAGGAAAAGGACCTGATCGCATTACGCAATCCGCGCACACCGGCTGAACAGAACTATCTGACCAGCCTTGTGTACAACGACTTGGACGTTTTGGTTCAAGGCGTTTATGCACGCGTTGAAAAAATGCGCATGGAGGCTTTGGCAACTGGGAAGATCACCATCAATGAGAACAATCTCAACTTCAATGTTGATTACCATATTCCAAAAGAACACCAAGTTACCGCAACTACTTCTTGGGATGCAAATGGTGCTGATCCGATTAAGGACTTGCAAGACTGGTTTGCACTGCTCGACTACGTGCCAACGCGAATCTTGACTTCTTCCAAGGTACAGACTGCCTTGATCCGGAGTAAAGCATTTGCTGACTACTTCAAGACAGCAGGCCTGTTGCCTAGTGTTGGCAGTCTCAATGCGGTTATGCAGTCGTTCGGCTTGCCAACTATTGTCACGTATGATGCCAAGTACCGTAAGCAGGGAGCCAAAGGTATCTATACCGTTGAACGGTACTTCCCGGAAGACACTTTGGTAGCCTTTGGTGATGACCAGCTCGGGCAAACCGTTTATGGTCCTACCCCTGAAGAGTCCCGACTGATTTCAACTCCGGGTGTTCAACAGGGCACTGTTGGCAATGTGTTTACCACCGTTTACGAGACTACGCAAGATCCAATTGCAACGTGGGAAAAGGCGGCAGCCACCGCGCTTCCTAGCTTCCCAGAAGCTGAGAACGTCTTGCAAGCCAAAGTGCTCGTTCCAGGCAAAACAACTACCACCACCACTTCGCACGGTTAATCAATTGATCCAAGTCGCCTATCGAAATAGGACAGTACGGGAAACCGGGCGGCTGATTGGAGGACAGAATGAAACTCATCTTGTGTCAACCCGCTATTCAGAGATTCGAATGGGAATTAGAAGTCTGCCTAACTAATCTGCAAAGTGTCGGGTTTGACATGAAAGATGTCGTTTTGCTCTTCACCGTGCATGATTATAAGGTGCCAGAAACGCTTGCCAGCAAATATGGAGTAGAAGTACACACGTATACCGACAAGCGCTCAGACAGGCAATATATTCCGTCTGTGAAGCCTTGGCTGTGGTGGCAGTATCTAGCTGAGGACCCCGAACGCGAAAAAGAGGACTATTTCTACTTCGATAGCGATGTGATCTTCCGTAAACGGCCAGACTTTCGCAAGCTGAAAGCAAAGTCTGATCGCTGGCTGTGTAGCAACACGCTTAGCTATATCAGCGTTGACTATATCAAGCAGTGCGAACACGGAGAAGAAATCTTGAAACGCATGGCTGACATTGTCGGCGTTACGGTGGCTTCGCTTGAGACGATCAACCACAATTCTGGCGGTGCTCAGTGGCTCATCAGTCACCCGTCAGCTGAATACTGGCGGAAGGTGTATGCCGACAGCAACCGACTGTGGCAATACCTGCAAACGGTCGACAGCAATATCCAGAAATGGACCGCTGAAATGTGGTCGCAGTTATGGAATATGATGTACTTCAACATCGGGCCCGTCATCAGTGATGAGCTCGATTTTTGTTGGGCTACCGATCCAGTCAAGCGGTGGAATGAAACCAAGATCATGCACAATGCTGGTGTTACCGGTGATATGCATGATCTTTTCTTTAAGGGCAAGTACACCGATCGAGTCCCGTTTGGTGAAGACCTTAGCTTCGTTGATAAGTTGAAGTGCTCATACAAGTACGCTCAAGCAATAAAGGCGGTGAAGTGATGGCAGAAAGCGATCCAATAAAACTTGCAGATTTGAAGACGATGATGGAAATCAAAACTGACACACAGGATGATGTGCTTAACCTCATTATCAAAAATACGACGCAAGCCTTGCGATTTAAGCTCGGTTTGCGAACGGATGAGGCCTTTCCTAGTGAGTTGACCTACATTGCCCTAGAAGTATGCGTCAGACGCTATAACCGACGTAAGAACGAAGGCATGACGTCATACGAGCAAGAAGGTCAGTCGTTCACGTTCAAGTCTAATGACTTCGATGATTTTGCCGACGACATCAATGGCTGGAAAGAAGCCAACGGGAAGAATGCCAAGTCTCTCGGTGCCGTTGTCTTTATTCCCGCCTATCCAGAGAGGTGATCATATGCGGTTAGATCATGAGGTTACATTCTGGCTTGATGATGAAGAATATGATCCGCAAACACATCGATACGGTGATGTGAAAAAGGTGGCAACTGCAGTTGCCAGTGTCACTGACATGGGAACAGACAAGAGCGTTCAGCTATTCGGCAACTATGCTCAAAAAGCAAAAGTAATCCGTTTAGCTGAGCCAATCACCGTCAATTGGAGCTATTTAACGATTGATGATGAAGCGACTCATTATGCCCTCAATACTGACCGTGTCCCGCTTCAAAATGCCACTTTGATTGTGGGTGAGACGAAATGAGCAAAGCCGGCATTAGCTACAATATGCAGATAAAAGGCATGGATAAGTTGGTTGCTGGTCTGCTGAAGCGAGCAAAGATGGACGTTGTCAAGCAAATCATCAAGCAGCAGACAGCACAGCTCCAGACTCGTTCTAAGCAACTGACCGGCACCGTGTATGCTCATCCTACTGGTGCTACAAAGCATGGCATCAATTTATCGCTTGAAGCTGGCGGACTAACGGGCATAGTTGGCATGTCAATGGAATACAACCCATACACCGAAAATGGAACTCGATTCATGCGGGCACGTCCTGTATTGAAGCCTGCGTTCCTTTATCAGAAAGTACAGTTTATTAATCAGCTTAAACAAGCAGCAAAGTAGGTGATTCAAATCACATCACCAGAGCAAGAGCTCTACGATTACTTCTATGCGTTTTCGCAATCATCTAGGTACAAAACTTACGACCATTTGCCCATGCAGCAGGAGAATGCCCCATATCCCTTCGTCATTGTTGGCGATATTCAAGTTGTTCCTACTGCAACAAAGACGTCACTCAATGGCAATGTGCTAATCACCATCGACATCTGGGGCGACAAAAAACAGCGTTTCACCGTATCTGATATAGCAGAGCGCTTTTTTCGTGCCGCAATTGGACAAGTGCTAACCGATGACTACCGATTCTATGGACGTGTAGAAGATCAGTCAAAAGAGTTCACACAAGACCAAAGTGTCCCTGACACGGTTCTCAACCGAGCTACGCTGATACTCAATCTCAATATTTTATAGGAGGCCATAACATGGCAAATGAATTAAAAGTGCTAGAAGGCATGGACGTTGTTGCCTTGGCTCGCAAGCATAGCGATCAAGCAAAGGTTAGCGGCCAAGTTATCCCTTGGCAGACTTCTCTGTCCTTTGACCCGTCTGTTGACAGTGATTCTACTGTTACCAAGGACGGCAATGTAGCAACTCGTAGTTCCGCAAGCACCGATCTTGAAGTCGAGTTCCTTAACAACACGGCCGCGATTGCAGACGTAATGTATGACTCACTGTTTGACGGCGAATTGCTCGACTTTTGGATTCTCTACCGCAAGCGTAAGAACTCCGCTGGCAAGTATTACGCATGGTACATGCAAGTTACCGTTCAAGAAGACAGCAGCGACAATGACCCTGATGATCACTCTACTCGCGATGTCACATTCTCAGTTAATGGCACGCCTAAACGCGGATGGACAACTCTCGATGACGAAACTCAGGAACAGGTCGATTACGTATTTCTTGGAGTCGGAAAGGTCACCAGCCTTGATAGTACCGGCGGTGGTGTCAAGTGGGATTCTGATAAAGACCCAGGTACGAACGAAACAACAGCAACAACGACCACGACCACGACCACTGCGCACAAATAATTAATTGATGCAAGTCGCCTAAGAAAGTCACAGTACGGGTGAAACCCGGGCGGCTTTAAAAGAAAGGATTTTAAATCATGCAATTAACCATTAACGGTAAAGAATACGAACTTAACTTTGGTGTCCGCTTTGTTCGAGAAATGGATAAGAATATGGGTGCCGTCATGCATGGCATTAACTTTGGCATGGGTGTTGCAAAGGCACTAGCTGGTCTGAATGCATACGATGCTGCTGTTTTAGCAGACACAATTTATTCAGCCACCGTTGCATCTAAGAAACGCCCGTCAGCTAATGAAGTCGATGACTTTATTGATAGCAATTCAGACTTAGACACTCTATTTAAGCAAGTTGCAAATGAAATGAACAGCGCTAACGCAGTAAAAGCAGTAGCAAAAAACATGAAGGCCTAGATGAGGACGAAAGCGGTCAAAAGAGTAGTGAAGAAACATATCACGAAATCTTGTTAAACGCATTTGCCTATCTAGGCTTTTCTGATATTTGGAAAATTGAACGCATGACGCTTGTTGAATACGAACTGCGCATGGAAGCCTATCAGCTTAAGCAAGTCGATAGACAGAACGAGATTGCACAGCAAGCATGGATGAACCAGCAAGTGCAGGCAACAAATGGGAGCAAGAATCCTAAGCCGAAGTTCAGGACGTTTGATGATTTCTTTGATAAGAAAGCGGCTATTGATAACGTGCGATCAAATTATGAGCCCAATTATGCAGTGTCACAGATGAGCACAACTGAACTCAAACAGACTAGAGCACAAGTGTTCGCAAAACGGATGGCCGAATTTCAGCGTTTGAAGCGCGAAGGCAAAATCATTCCGCTATCTGAAAGAAAGGAGGGAGCACATGGCTGACAGTTTTAGTGTTGAAGCGATTTTATCCGCCGTTGACCGCAACTTTTCGGGGACTTTTAAGAATGTTGCGAGTTCTGCGTCAAAGATCGGCGATAGCTTTGAAAAGTCGACAAAGCCAGCTGGTAATTTTGTATCAACCGTGAGCAAAATTGCTGGAGCTATAGGACTTGTCAAAGTGGTAGGGGCTATTGGCAATGGTGTGAGAAGCATGGTAGGAGAACTAGATGAATCAAGCAAAGCTTGGCAGACGTTTGAGGGGAATATGAAGTTTCTGGGTAAAACGCCTGCGCAGATTTCCTCAATTGAAAAGTCGTTGCAATCATATGCTCAGAAGACCATTTACAGTTCATCTGACATGGCTTCTGCCTATGCGCAGTTTTCATCAGTAGGTGTAAAAGGAGTTGGCCGCCTTGTTAAAGGTATGGGTGGCCTAGCTGCTGCCACTGATGATCCCAAGCAAGCCATGAAGACATTGATGGAGCAAGGCACACAAATGGCTGCTAAGCCAATGGTGCAGTGGGCTGATTTTCGTCTAATGCTTGAACAGACTCCGGCAGGCATGGCAGCCGTTGCTAAAGCAATGGGCATGAGTACCAAAGAACTGGTTCAGAATGTTCAAAACGGCAAAGTAAGCACGCAGCAGTTCTTTGATGGTATCGAAAAGGCAGGCAACAGCAAGGCTTTCCAGAAGATGGCCACGAGTTACAAGACAGTCGGCGAGGCAATGGATGGCCTTCAGGAAACACTGGCAAACAAGCTTCAGCCTGCTTGGCAAGCAATGTCTAAAGTCGCTGTCGGAGCTATTAGCGGAATCATTGATAAAATTGGCACCATTAATTTTGATTCTGTTATAGCATCAATCGGCAAATTTTTTTCTCCGTTTTCGGCATTGATTTTGAACATCAAGACACAACTAAGCAGCTTGGGGAAGGGCGACTCGATGAGCGGGCTCAGTTCCGTTCTCCAAGGAGTCGGGTCCATTTTACAAACCATTTGGAGCCTAGTTGGTAGCTTAGTCAATGTTGCATTTGTCAATCTAATTAGTATTGCTCAAAAGGTCGGAGATGCTTTCAATTCGGCATTTGGTAATGGGCAAATGTCGGGACTATTTAACGGAATCAAACAAGCTGTTACAGATTTCGGAGTAGTAGCAATGGAAGCGATGACTACCGTTGGGAACTTTATTGCTAATTTACCGTGGAAAGCAATTTTTGACGGTGTTAAGGTCGCTCTGAGCGGAGTGGTAGCTGTTTTGAAGCCATTTGCAGCTATTGTTAAAGCAGCGTTTGCTAACGACATTGTTAAATCATTTGCTGCGGCGATCTTTGGAGCTGTCGGGGCCTTCAAAGTAATTGGATTAGCCATCGGCGGATTTTCAAGCGTTCTCGGTGTTTTTTCTAAAATGATCGGCCCTATTAAAGGCGTTATATCCGTTATCACTAACTTCGGGACTATCGTAAAAACGGCTGGTGGTGTATGGAAAGCGTTTGGATTGATCTTAGGCATGAATCCGTGGGTACTTTTGATTGCTGGGATTGCAGCAGTGGTTGCTGGTCTGGTGTACTTTTTTACCCAAACCAAGACTGGCCAAAAACTATGGTCGGGATTTGTTTCGTGGTTACAAGGAGCTTGGCAAGGACTTGTAGGAGTTGCGCAAACTGTTTGGAACGCAATATCGGGTGCATTTACCTCTGCAATTAGCGGCATTCAGACAGCTTGGAGCGGCATTACAGGTTTCTTCAGCAATCTATGGACTGGGATTACGACAACGGCATCAGCTGCTTGGACAGCATTCACACCCACTCTCTCAGCTATCTGGCAAGGTGCTGTTACTGCAGCAACGGCAGTTTGGAACGTGCTATCCACATTCTTCACGACTCTGTGGAATGGAATAGTTGCAGTAGCCACTGCTATATGGTCAACCTTTGGCGTTTCCCTGACGACAATTTGGAATGGGATTGTCCAAGTTGCTACCGGTGTTTGGAACATGCTTAAAGCAGTTATTATGGGTCCCATTCTTATTGTCATTGATTTGCTTACTGCAAATTGGACACAGCTAGGCGCTGATCTCCAGCTGATCTGGAATAGCATTGTTTCTGCCGCTGGACAGATCTGGAATGGTCTTGTTACGTATTTCTCCGGTATTTGGAGCCTTATTCAAACTTATGCAATGACTGTTTGGAATACTTTGGTTTCAACTTTAGAGGGGATTTGGAATGGTGCAGTATCTGCCGCTTCCGCTATTTGGAGTGCGCTTTCGTCATTTTTCAGCGGATTATGGAGTGGTATTGTGTCTACCACTGAGGGCGTATGGAACAGTGTTGTTTCATTCTTATCGGGACTATGGAGCGGAACAGTCAGCACAGCCGAGGGAATTTGGAACGCACTTCCCGGATTCTTTTCCGGATTGTGGAACAGCATTACATCATTTTTTTCATCAGCTTGGAGCAACATAAAGTCTATTGTGATTGGAGCTGCTACTAGTATTTTTAATGGTGCTAAGGCTGTATGGTCTGGTTTTACTGGCATGGTAAGTGGAATCGTTAATGGCATCAAAGGAGCATTCAATGCCCTTCGTAATTTTAGCCTGGCTGACGCTGGCCGCGCCATCATGGATGGCTTCTTTAATGGCCTCAAATCAGCTTGGGGGAAGATCACGGATTTTGTTGGCGGAATTGCTTCTTGGATTCGCAAGCATAAAGGCCCAATCAGTTACGATGCCAAGCTGCTCATACCTGCTGGTAACGGCATCATGAACGGCTTAAACGCAGGGCTTACTGACAAGTTTTCAAATGTCCAAAAGAACGTTTCGAGCATGGCACAAGCTATTGCTGACAGTGCTGCAGTGACGATGCCGGCAGTGAATACTTCTCCCTTTGATGCATCATTGCAGTCGCTCAATAACAGTGTACAGGGCGCAACCTTGTCTTCAAATCTTGATGTCAACTACACTCGCAAGCAAACGATTGAGGTTCCTCTGTACATTGACGGCCGAGAGGTTGCTCGTGCAACCGCAAGCCCAATGCAAACAGAGCTCAGTCGCATGACACGAATGAGCAATCGACGAAAGGGGCTATTTTAATTTTGTATGATTTCAGAGAAACAACGCCCTTCAAGGGTTCTGATGATAATCAGCGCCCAGCAGAGGCGATGCTAATAGATGGCCAGTACATTGAAGACTTGATTCCGGGTTATAGCACGCTACAAGTCAGTGGTCGAGAACTACTAAGCCAGTCAATCGAAAAACAAACGATTGGCAAGTCAGATGGTGAGTTCATCCAGTATGCTCGTAACCCTTCTCGTGAGATTGTTGTCGGCTACAGGCTGGCAGCATCGAACAATCTTTCGTTCCGGCAAGCATTCTATAAGCTCAACAGCATCCTTCATGGCGATAGTCATCAGGTTTCTTTCAACGATGACCCATCAAAATATTGGATTGCTACTTTTTCTGATATTGACGATGTTCCTAAAGGCCGTAATGCGATCACATCTTCGTTCACACTATTCGTTCCCGATGGCATCGCGCACTCGGTAGCCACGAAGACGGCTGACAACATGCCTTACAAGGACGTGCCAGTGAATTTGCTTACAGGGACAGGAAACCCGGTACAAATTACCGGCGATGGGATTATCAATAATCCATTACCAGTATATACATTTGGGGGTAAACAATTTAAAGATATTGTTGAAGCAGGCATGAATGTAACTTTAAGTTTTGACTGGCAAGTCCCAGCTCAGGGAGGATCAGGTACGGCTTATCCACAACTAAATATGTCCCCTTGGGAAGTTGGTTTTACAACTTTCAATATATCTGATGGTTCAGGTCATTTTTCTCAATCCGTACCTGTAAGCGATGCTATGGTGGCCTCTATTGCGGATAATATTAGAATCCGAATGGATAGTGTTACTACAACAATAACAATATCTAATATGAAATTTGAGCTAGGCACTACAGCTTCTCCTTGGTCGCCTAACCCAGCTGATCCTGAATACTATGCCGACACCATTACGGTTCACAATGGCGGCACATATCCTGTTGAGCCAGTTATTACGGCAACTATGCATGCCGATAACGGGTTGATTGCCTTCATTAACAGCCAAGGTGGTGTTTTACAGTTTGGCAATCCAGAAGAAGCTGATGGCGTTGAGCGAAAACGATCAGAGGTTGCTCGATATGAAGGCTTCGATAAAGAGCCAGCTGGTGCGGCTTATAACACTGGCAAAACTAACAGCCAT